TACAACCAACAAAAACTGCTGAATTCATCGTGTTAGACTTCAACATCTTACCGACAGGGGCATCATTCTCGGCATAATTAATTAAAAATAAAAAAGAACTATATTTATAGTAGAATATAATTAGGAGAAAACAAAATGGCAGAAGTATTAGAATTTAACGATATGTTTTATACCAACTTCGAACCGAAGATGAAGAATAGATTCATCATGGAAATCGATGGTATCCCTTCATATCTTATAAAAACAGCAAACAGACCTTCAATTCAATTTGAAACTGTTACACTAGACCACATTAACGTTAAAAGAAAACTTAAAGGAAAAGGTGAATGGCAAGATGTAGAGATTACTCTATATGACCCTATCGTTCCTTCAGGAGCTCAAGCAGTAATGGAATGGGTAAGATTATCACATGAATCTTTAACAGGTAGAGATGGATATGCAGATTTCTATAAGAAAGATATCCAATGTTATATGTTAGGACCAGTTGGTGATAAAATTGAACAATGGACTATGAAAGGTGCATTTATCAACAATGCAGTGTTTAATGATTTAGATTGGTCAAATGCCTCTGACCCTGCTGAAATTACTTTAACACTATCTTATGATTACGCAGTTTTAGAATTCTAATACATATTCAACATATTTATAAAGGAAAAAGTTCTCTTAGTGAGAACTTTTTTTGTGCTTAATTTTTAAATTTCTAAATATTATATATTTATATACAAATAAATAAACTAACGTTATGGCAAAATTTGATTTCCCTACTGAAATAGTAGATTTACCTTCAGGTGGTAAAATGTACACCGAAGGACACCCGTTATCAAAGGGTACTGTTGAGATAAAGTATATGACCGCTAAAGAAGAGGATATACTTGCTTCACAAAATTTGATAAGGAAGGGGGTGGTTCTCGATAAACTCTTTGAATCTGTTGTAGTAGAAGAAGGTTTGGATATTGGTGATATATTCATTGGTGATAAAAATGCAATCCTTTTAGCAACTCGTATCTTAGGATATGGACCAGAATACAAAGCAGAAATAATAGACCCTTCTAGTGGAGAACCACAAGAAGTACAAATAGACCTTTCTAAAATACAAATTAAAGAAGTAGATAGTTCTAAATTAAATGGTGATAATAGATATGACTTTGAATTACCAATTTCAAAGAAAAAGATTGTATTTAAATTATTAACTCATAAAGATGAGGGAGATATAAATGCAGAGATACAGGCAATACAAAGACTTCAGAAAAAAGGAAGTGAACCTGTTTCACAAGAAGTATCAACAAGATTAAGATATATGATTCAAGAGGTTGATGGTAATACCGATAGAGGTTTTATCAACAATTGGGTTAAAAACAATCTTTTAGCTCGTGATTCGAGAGCTTTGAGAAACTATGTAAGAGACATCTCACCTGATTTGGATTTGACATTCCAATTCACCTCTGACATAACAGGAGAAGAGGAGGCCCTAGATATCCCCTTTGGGGTTGGGTTTTTTTACCCTTCCGAGTAACTACTCGATACAACTACATAACCAAATTTGGGAAATGGTTAACTATGGTAATGGATTTACTTGGTCAGAAGTATATTCGATGCCAATTCATTGGAGAAACTTCTACTTTAAGAAATTAGTAGATGCCAAGAAAAAAGAAAAAAAGGAACACGATAAGGCCACTAAACAAGGTGGTGCTAAAGGACCAAATGTAAGAGTGAGGAAATAATTCCTCACTTTTTTTTTACCCTATATTTATATTAGTATAAAACTATATAGGAGAAACTCATATGGCAAAAGAATTAAAAGAAGGATTATTTTCGGCTACGAAGAAATTCACAGATGCATTTTTTGATGGATTAAAATCAAATGCAACTAATAGTGCACTTAAGGCTGCAAAGAAAAACAAAAAAGTACCATCTCAACTTGTAAGAAAAATGACCGAGTTGGAGAAGTTATCAAAAGAATTAAAAGCAGATTTAGAAAAATACTCATAGGATATCAAATAAATGGCTGCATCAGACGAAATAAGAAAATTAAAGGAAACCACAGCTGCTGCTAAGGCAGAGATGGATAAACTATTGAAGGGTGCTGATGCCTTAGAAAGAAAGGCAATCAAAACAACAGATGCATATAAAGACCAAGTAACTATCCTTAGAGAAACTAATGAGCAAATTAAAGATAAATTAGGTAATGAAAAATCTGTCATAGATTCTATAATTCAACAAGAAGGTAAATTAAAAGGGTTAACAGGATTACAAGCTTCTTTAGTAGAGTTAGATAGAAAAAGACTTAAAGAACAAGATAAAATAGATGCTTCATATGGAGGTACACATGATGCAATAAATTCAATAGCTTCTTTAAATCAAGAACTATTATCAATGTCTGCAGAAGATGTTATTGGTAGAGAAAGAATCCAACAATCAATTCAAGACCAATTATATGATTTAATTGGAATGGAAGGGGTTACTGATGGAATTGTAGAAAATTTAGAGTCTCAGTTTGAAAAAGCTAAAAAGGTATCTTCATTATCAGAAAAACAACAAGGTTTACTAAATAAACAAATGGCTGTATATGAAGGAATGAAGGATACTATTGGAGGAATCCTTGAAACTGCATCATTACTTTCAAAAACAGTAGGTGGAGTATTGGGTGGAGCTTTAATAGGAGCTGGATATGCAGCAGAGGCTATTGGTAAGAATGTTAGAGAATTTGGTGGATTCTTGGGAATGGCCACAGTTCAAACAACTGCACTTGGTCTTGTATTTGATGATGCGGCGGCAGTATCAAAAACACTTGCAAATGAATTTGCGGGTGTAGAGGGAACTTCTTTTAGAACACAACTGAATACGAATCTAATGGCCGTTAACATGGGTATTAGTGGAGAATCAGCTGCAAAACTTACAGGTATTTTAGCAAGGTCTGCTAACTTAACCGCAAAACAGGCTCAAGATTTAGCACAACAGACAAAAGATTTTGCTAAACAACAAGGAGTTATACCATCACAGGCAATGGAAGATATTGCTCAGAATGCAGAATTATTTGCTTCATATGGTGCAAATGCAACAAAAGAATTAGCTAAATCAGCAGTTCAAGCGGCAAAACTTGGTGTATCGATGAGTACACTTGGTAAAGTAACAGATGGGTTACTTGATTTTGAATCATCAATTACAAAAGAATTAGAACTATCAGCTATATTAGGTAGAAATATAAATCTAACGAGAGCAAGAGGACTTGCTTTCCAAGGAAAAATTGGAGCATCAGTTAAGGAAACAATAAAACAACTTGGTGGACAAGTTGCATTTGAAAAAATGAATGTTATTGAGAAACGAGCTGCTGCCGAAGCATTAGGATTATCAGTAGAAGAACTTTCCAAAATGGCTAAAAACATGGATAAGTTAAATGATGATGGTACAATGCAATTATCAACATTTGAAACTTGGTCACAAAGTTTATCAGCATTTGCATCAGGACCACTTGGTAAATCATTAAAAGGATTAGGTGGATTTGCAATCGCTGCAGGACAAGCATCTCCTTTCTTAAAGGATATGGGTATAAACATGGGTGGTATGGTTAAAAACTCTGCAAAGGTACTTAAAAACCTAACAATGATGGCTGCTTCTGGTATTGGAAAAGTATTTGGAGGAGCTGGTGGTGCATTAGGTAGAATGGCAACTGGCTCAGCTAAATTTTTGAAAAATTCAACTGTTGGCCAAAAGGCAAGTGGTTTATTTGGTAGGTTAAAAGCTGGAGCAATGAAAGGTGTTGGAGATACTCCAAAAATAACCGATTCAGTTACACCAGATGTTGGTGATAAAACAGGTGGTGGTGTTAGTAAATTAACAGGAGCCATGAAAGGAATAAAAATGACCGATGTAGTTAAAGGTGCGGCAGCAATGGTTTTAATTGCAGGTTCACTCTTTATACTTGGAAAGGCATTACAAGAATTTTCTAATGTTGGATTAAAAGAAATAGGAATGGCAATAGGTGGTATGGTACTACTAACTGCGGCGATGTTTGGATTGGGGTTATTATTTAGTGGACCTCAAGCGGCAGTAATATTAACCGCCGCCGCTGGAATGTTCTTAATCGGTGCGGCCGTTGCGGCATTAGGATTTGGATTAAATCAATTAGCAAGTGGATTACAAACACTTACTGTAATTGGGCCACATCTAACTGGTCTAATATCGATGGTAGGTGGAATATTTATGTTATCTGCGGCATTTGCTGCATTAGCTGTTTCACTTGGATTATTGGGAGTTGCTGGTATTGCGGCGTTACCAACTCTATTAGGATTGGGAGTTGCTGGAGCAGGATTAGGAATGTTATTTAGTGCATTTGGTGGTGGAGGTGATAATAGTTCATCCGAAGTATCATCTGTTGAAAATGAATCACTAAGTATTATAAGTGAACAAATAACTGCTGGATTACAAGGAGTTGTAACAGCAATACAAGATAAGAGTTTTGATGTTTATATAGATGGAACTATTGTAACTGATTTAATAGGTAAAAAATCAGAAAGTAAAATGAGTAACTCTGCATACGGAGCTTCTAACACAGGATAATAATATATGCCAACATTAAAAGAAATATACGAAGGACAATCAAGTTGGATTTTTGGTACTAACTATACCTCTTTAAAATCTGATACAGAAACTCTTGTCGAACAAGAAACAAGTGGTATTAGAATCAAATCTGCAGTTGAAATAAACAATCCTTTAATATATGGTAATGAATCAACTCGTATTGCAATAAGAAGTACCCCTACACTTGATAAGATGAAAGATTCTACTGGTGGTGAAGGAGGAGATGGTGGATTAATCGGAAAAGGTATAGCAGCATTAACAGGAGGAAGTTTAAACTCACTAAGTGATGTAAGAGATAAATTTAACTCAAAATTAGGAATACCTACTTCGGCTATTCCAACTTTTGTAGATAATCATGGTGATTTACAAAAAGGTGCAGAACCTGATACCATGATTACACTTGGAAAAATACGAAAAGATGCAGCAGGAACTGAACTTGGTAAGTTTTTAAAAAATAGTGGTGGTGGTAATTTTCAAACAATTGGTAGAAATTTATTAGGACAAGGTATTTCTTTAGTTAAAGATAAAGCAAGAGATGTTCTTTTAGGTAAATCACAATCTATTGGAGAAAATATATTAGGTGGTGGAACTAGTGAAGATTCTGCTTTTCCATATAGTTCACAACAATCATATTCAACTTCAATAAGAAATGCAAAAAATAATGAAGCTGACCCTAGTAAGATTCAATCACAAGGTACAGAAAAAGTATCTGAATTAACTAGTAAAACAAAAGAAGGTTTATTCAAGAAAAAAACAATAGGTGAAAGTATTTCTAATAGTAATAGTTCATTAGATAGTGATAGAGAATATCGTTCAGATGCTCCTTACACAAAATATGTAGAAACTTACCTAACAGAAGATAGTGAAGAAACTGATTTAGAAATACCATCTGCAGAAACAGAAGATGATTTAGCTAAAAAAACAGCAAAAAGTCAAGAAAAAAATAAAAAATTAGGAGAAGATACTACTCCAAATATAGAATACTCAAAAGAAAATAAATATTCAAGTATAGTTAGAGATGAGGCAACAGATGATGACCAAAGTGGGGAATTTACTAGAATAGATTTAACTACATTACCACAAAACTCAACAGATAGAGGAACATCATTTTTTAGATTACCTCAATATTCTAAAAATCCATATGATATAGATTTGAGATATCCCAAAAAAGCTGGTTCTAATGAACCTAGTGCTAATATGGATTCTTTATATGGTATTACAAAAGGAAGTGATAAATTAAATTCAAATGGTATATCTGGTGAAGGTAATTCTAAAGAAGATTTAGAAAATTCTGATTTAATTCCATTTTGGATAAGACCATTGGGTGGTAATTCTGTACACTTCAGAGCTTCTTTAACTGGTATATCTGAAAATGTTACACCTTCTTGGAGTGGCAATAAATTTTATGGTAATCCATATAGTTTTTATACCTACCAAGGTGTTGAAAGAAATTGTACTTTTACATTACAACTGTTCTGTTATAATGAATTAGAATTGGCTGCAATGTGGGAAAAGATATCAATTGTAACTAAACAATGTTATCCAACAATTGGTGGAGAGGTGGATAGTAGAAAATATGTAACACCACCTATTATTCAGTTTAGATTAGGTAGTATGTATAATAATAAACAAGGGTTTATAGAATCATTAACATATAATATACCTGATAATGGAACTTGGGAAATTGCACAAAATGGACTTTATTTACCAAAACTTGTTGATGTTGCATTAACAATTAAGTTAATTGAATCTGCTGGTGATGAAAATGTACTTTATAATTATGGAAGAAGTGATGAAGCAACAAAATCTATAAACGAAAAAAGAAAAAGTAGTTTCGAATCAGACCCTCAAACAGGTGGTGGTACTGATAATATAGGTGGAGGAGCACAATCTAATACAGAATCAAGTCCTAGTGTTAATGTTAACAACGAAGGTATTCCACAAACTGAAGAAGAACAAGCAAAAAGTAATGATGGTATAAATAAAAAACCAAAATCATTATCACCTAAAGGTTCTTCAGAAACACCAAAAGAATCAGATAATGGAACATCAACTTTTAAAAGTGAACAATCACAAACTAGAACAGAATTAGAAAAAAAGAAAGAAAAACTAAAATCTAAGGGTGTAGATGATTGGGCAACTGAAAGAATTGCTGCATCTAATTTTGATGAAAATAGTGTAGAGAAAATTTCAAATATTGATGGTAATCCTTGTTTCTATTTTACTCAAATTGGTACTTTAAAAGGACAGGAAGTTAAAAAGGAGTTCGTTGTTTATCAAACAGATATTTTCAGTCCAACTATGGGTAGACAAATTATTGGTAAACAAGAATATAGAATTTGGGTAAAACAAAATGTAGATGACCCTATTGGAACTCAACAAGAAGTTTACAAAAAAGCAGTAGCTGAAGAAGATGCGAAATACGAAAAAGAAGAAACTCAAAGAAAAGCTAGAGAAGACAGAGAAAAGAAGAGAAATGAAACTAAAAAAGCAAATCGTGATGAGAATCTAAAAAAGATTAAAGAACGAGATGAAAAGAGAAAAGCTGATAAACAGACAAAATTAAAAGAATTAAAAGCAGGTATATAATAGATGGCAAATAGTAGATATACAAATAATAAAAGTAAAAAACTGAAAGATGGTAGAGAGGTATATAAATCTAAAATATACCCTACTATACCTTTACAAGATAGTGACCTATATATTGTAACTCAAACAGGAGATAGGATAGATACACTTGCATATCAGTTTCTTGGTGATTCATCTTTGTGGTGGATAATTGCATCTGCAAATAAAATACATGATTCTTCACTTGCTTTTGAAGATGGTACTATTCTTAGAATACCAAAAGATTTTAGAAAAATTATAAACGATTTTAATAAATAAAAATATGTTATTTCCATTATTAGCAAATATAGAAGATGCAGTAGCAAGTAAAATGACATCCAGAGCTGGAAAAAATGATGTAGCTAGTGGAATGACATCATGGATTCGTGTAGCTTCCGCAGCAAATGATGAAGGATTTGTTATGGAATCACTTCCACCATCAGATTCATTTAATGACAGATATGGATTTAATAAAAATAATGATAGTGGAAGGATAGGACAAACATTTGCTGGTAAATCAATATCAGTAGATGTAACTGATAGAAAAGGAAGACCTTCACCTATAATTGAGGGATTAACAATAGAATTTGGAGCAGGGGGTTTAACAAAAAAAGCAAAATTTAATATTAAATGTTTTACATTAAACCAAGCAGATAAACTTTCAGAATATTTTATTGAACCAGGATATACTGTTTTAGTAGAGTGGGGATGGAATACCGATGCATCAGTTAATCAGAAAATTGATTTAAGCCCTTGTAATATGGCCAAGTTTAATTCGTTTCAACATAATAAGAAAAAAATAGTTGATTCTAATTATGAATATGGTGGATTTTTAGGATTCATAACACAAGGTGGACTTACTTATGAAGAGGGAGAAATTTATAATTTATCAGTTGAATTAACTACTATTGGTGAGATACCAGCATATATTCAATCAAATAAAGGAGCAGTTGGGGGTAAAGTTGATGGAAAAAGTGGAAAAAGTTTTAAAGAAACAACAATAGAAAATGAAAGTGAAGATGGGCTTGTTGGAAAGGCTCTTTTTATGCAGATGTATAATAGGTTACCACAACAAAAACAAATTGAACCAATAAAGGTATTATATGAAAGTGGGACAGATACACGAGGTAATCCATGGTCGGATGATGGTAACTTTATCAATATGGATGATGAAATTAGAAAATCATTAATAGAAGATTTAACTGATACTGATGTTGAAACTAATGAAGATGATTCTAGTGCAAAGATACCTGAAGGAATTCCTCTTGTAGCTAATCATTCATATATTAGATTAGAACTTGCATTTAAAATATTATCTACATATCAAACAAATATGAAACCCAAGCAAGTTAAGAATTGTGAGGTTAAATCATATTCTTATGAAATATGTATTGATTATACATTATGTAGAGCACATAAATTTATGTTTTCTATTGATGGTGGTAAATTACTCATTCCAAATACAAATACTCCTGAATTTAATTTAGTAAGTTCATTAACATCAAGTGAACCAATTGACAGTTACTTTAATGCTAGTGGAACTCCAAAGAAAACAGCAAACTTAAATCAATGGAGAAATTCCATATTTGCTGGGGGGATTACTAATGCAGAAGATTATGCATTTCCACAAATAAAACCTTTAAATGAATATAAATGGCCAGATGGTGTGGTAACACAAGAATTTGAAGCACATACTTATGGATATTTAAAAGATTTATTTATAAATTTTGAATTCTTTCTTGAGGTACTTGGAAGAACAAATTATGTTAATAAAGATTTATATTACGAAATATTAAATGGATTATCAAATGGTGTAAGTGGATTTTGGCAATTTGAAATAAATGAAGTTCCAGATACAAGAAAAGGTAATGAGGGTAATTTTCATTTAGCAGTACATGATTTAACTTTATGTAAACCAGATGCAACAATTTTTGATAAATGTGCAAAATTTGATTCATCAGGCCCAAATACTCCATTTTTACAATCAAATTTTGATTTATCAATACCAGCTGCAATGCAGAACATGATAACAGGTCAACGAAGTGCGGCGGAGGTAAATACTCAAGAATCGGGTGATACTGATGTTACTGTGGCCAATTCTGCCTTATTTGCTAAAAAACCAGATAGAGTATTATCTATATTAGATTCATTTCAAATCAAAGAAGAACAAAAAGCTGATGATGATGGTGGTGAGGTTGATGAAGATTCTGAAGATGAAATTAGAAAAGCAAACTATGAACTATTTATGTCAAAGGCTACTGTTCTACCTAGTGTTAAAGGAAGAGATGATGATTACGATGCAGCAGAAGGTGCTTGGTACAATGTCTTTAACAATGCAAATGCATCAATAGAAGATATACTTTTTGTAGGAGCATGGAATGATTCACTTGCATTAAGAAGGTTGTTTTTAGGAAAATCTGATGGAATGATTCACTTGCATTAAGAAGGTTGTTTTTAGGAAAATCTGATAATAAATCATCAACTAATGTTCTTGTACCAATAAAATTTGGTTTTACAACACTTGGTATTACTGGAATAGTAACAGGACAGTTATTTAGAATTAATGATATACCAAAAAGATATGCTAAAAATGCTTTTCAAGTAACAAAAGTAGGACATGAATTAACTGATGGTCTATGGAGAACAACCGTAGAAGGTACAATGAGGAACTTTGGATAATGAGTAATATGATAGATAAATATGATAACCTAACTGGTTTTAAACAAAAATTTTCTAAGTTAGATGTAAAGACTCATTTTCCTAAATTAAATGAAAGTGATTATAATCGAGGATTTATTACTAGATATTTTGTACAAAAATCGAATGATACAAATTCGCCCATATATGAAATATCTTCATCATCATATTCAAGTTATAATAATAATCCATTTTTTATAGCATCTGCCGTTAGATGGAGAATAGTTGGACCTAAAGAAACAGTATATGATGAAGATGGGAGTATTGTTGATAAATCTGTCTCTGAATCAAATAGAATATCTATAAAATGGAGAATAGTTGGACCTAAAGAAACAGTATATGATGAAGATGGGAGTATTGTTGATAAATCTGTCTCTGAATCAAATAGAATATCTATAAATTTACAATCTAAAAAAATTCCCAACCTAAAATTATATTTACCAAATTTATTACAATTTTACAAAAGTTAATATATATAGATATACAACTAAATTAGGTTACATGAATTATCTTACAGAAGAAGAAAAACAACAATTACTTTTTGATTGGAGATACAAAGGATTTTCTACAATAGAATTACTTAGTGAAGAGGAATGTGATGAATTGAATGAAGAATTAGAAAAACTTCGTAAGCAAAGACAAGAAACAACAAAAGAAGATGGTAGTGAATGGGGAGAATATGACCCATTTATGTATCCACACAAATTATCAGAAAAATTTGAAAAAATATTTTCTCATCCTAAAATTATAGAAGCAACAGAATTTTTACTAAATGGTAAAATAAATGGAACACAAACTTGGTGTTACTTTAAACCACCAGGTCAATTAGGTAGAGATATGCATCAAAATGCATTTTATACAGGATGTAAACATAATGAATATTTAAACATTACTGTTGCACTAGATAATCACGATAAAGAAAATGGTGCAGTATGGAACTATGAAGGTACACATAGATTAGGTTTATTACCAATTGAAATAGATGAAGAAAGGGTAAAAACAAATCCTAAAAATTGGTCTAATGAAAGAGGTAAACCTTGTGTAATGCCTGAAGGACATAATTTCAAAAAAGTAGAAGGTACTACTAAAAAGGGTAATGTAGTTTTATTACATTCACATACAATACACGGTTCAGAACCAAATTACTCAAATAGATTTAGAAGAAGTTTTTTAGCAGGATATTCGTTAAAAGGAATTGAATTTAAAAAGGGTGGACATATGAAGAGAGAACCTATTGATATTTATTCATTACAAAACAAATATTGGTAATTTTGACATTACAAGATAGATTAAAATACGAAAAGAATTTTATTGAATCTAATCCAATATTATGTTCACCATCTGAAAGTGAAATTAATAAAAGTGGTTTATTAGATAAATTTATAGAAAGATACGATAAATTTAGTATAGTAATATACAATGAAGTTTTTAAAAATACCAATGCATTATACAAAATTTGTGATATTATAGATGAGAGTAAAAAGGAGGTGTTAATATCATCATCAACAACCACCGAAAACTATCTTTTCATGCATCCACTTTCTAATTTATATTTTTGGCAAGGTAGTAAACATAAAAGTAAAATTAATTGGGATTCTGAAAATATTAACTGGTTTGATAAATCTCTATATACTAATTTTAGTAAATCTGTAAAGGGGATTATATCTGTAAGAAAATCCAATGAGATAAGAACTAGAATTTTTAGTAAAATAAAAGAATTTGAAGGTGTATGTAGATATGCAAATTGGGTTCATAGTGAAATAGAAGAGACAGAAGAAGTATTAAAGTTAGTAAATAACTTTCCAACTATAACTGAACTAATATCGGAGTATTTAAAATCATATGTATCTTTCGTGGTGGAAACGTATCAAGAATCTGAAATACAAAACCAACTATCAGATAAAACATTATTTGCATTTCTTACAAAAACTATGCCTATTGTATATGGGGGTAAAAACTATATCAAAGAATTAAAGAAAATGGGTTTTTATGTTTGGAATGATGAATTTGGATATGGTGATGGTGATAATTATCATTCTTCTTTACCTATAAAAATAAATAAATTTTCTAATTGTATTGATTATTATAATAGATACTCAATAGATGATATTTCACTACTTTATGATTTAAATAAAGAAAAAATAGAAAAAAACTTCGAAATAGCAAAAATAGTGTTAGAAAATAGAGATTGGTGGGAAACTAATATAAAAGAAGCAGAAAATTTCTTATAAAAAGCTTGGATATATCATTTATTTTTCGTATATTTACTATGTAAATAATTAATAACAGTTAAAACTTAAATAAATGAATTACTTAGTACATCCTCAACATATCGTATCAAGAGCCCTTGGTATCGATTCTTTCACAAAAATGATTAATGACGAACAAGTTCAATTCTCTGAATTGGTTGATACTTCAGTTGAGATAGCTGAAGAATGGACTAACGATTGGGATGAAGACCAAGGATTTGGTTCTTCCGATGGAACTTATCTTCTAAAAGATTTTATAGATACTATCATATCATCTTATACTAAGGGATATAAAACAGTATTTAATCCTTCATTAAACATAATTAAACTTTAAAAACATGAAAATAATAAAAGAAGTATATTCAGATGTTTTGAATAAAGATATTCAAATTACAAAACCCTGGTCAAAAGAAATGTATGACCATAATGATAAGGTTGCTGATATAATGAAAAAAGAAATTACATTTCAAATCAATTTGGCAGAAGAACTAGATGATTTCGATACCCTAAACGAACTAATGGTTCTTTGTGGTGGTATTAAGTATGGAGATAGTTACACACTTGGTGAATTATGGGAAGATTGTTTAACAGAAGTAGAACGAGTAGAAAACTATTGGTTAAATGAGGAATGGGATTATGCTGTTGAAAAAGGGTATGTAAAAAAAATAAATGAAAAATTTCTTGGATATTAAAAATAAATTTTGTATATTAGTACCATTATGAATAAAACAGATTTAACACAACAAGATGGAATGTATTATGTAGGACACTTAATCGATATCGATGGAAGTGGTTATGTAGATGAAGAAACTGCAGAACTAATCCTATTAGAACATAATGCAGGAGTAAGATGAAACCAAAGTTTAAACTTATAACAAGAGCGGGTATCTATGAAACAGATACTTTCTTTCAATTAGTATTAGAAGTACTAAAACATAGATTTTGGCATCTACGAACCCATGGAAAATGGATGGATTAACATATGATTATAGTAGAAACTAATAAAGAGAAAGACCAGTTTCTCGAATATTGGAATAACGAAGAATCTAAGATTATTCCGATTTGGGAAGATTTGGATAGACATCCTATGACTAATGGGTTGTCATTTTTGTATGTCCGATTCTCAAACTTAGATTTTATACTTCCTTTTAATCATAATGATTGTGAAAAGTTAGAAATAGATTTATCAACCTCGAATCAAACAAAGTGGATTTGGAACAAAAAAGGTTTCTTACAAACCGATATTAAGGTAAATAACCTAAAAGATGTGCAAACTTCCTTATTCTTTGAGAAATTCCAATTATATAATATACAATCGAAATTAGAGGGTTTAACGAACTTTTACTATCGTTTGGGTATAAGAGATGGTTTGGGTAAGAGTATCCCTATAATGAAGTGGGGTGAAGTACTAGAAGGTATTGTTGATGAATGGGATATAAATGATACAAATCTTTGGGTTGATGATACAATGATTCCTATCCTTTCAGATATCGAGAGAAAGGGTATCCAAGTCGATAGGGGAAAATTTTTTGATAGATGGCCAGATAATCGTAAATCTTTATGGTTTTCACACACATTCACCGAGTACAATCCATACACGATTACATCAAGACCTTCAAACAGGCATTTAGGTATCAATTATGGTGCATTAAACAAAACCGATGGTAGTAGGGATGTATTCGTTCCAAAGAAAGGAAAGTTATTCTTACAATTCGATTACGATGCTTATCATGTCCGAATTATTGGTAAGTTGATTAAATACGATTTACCCGATACTTCGGTTCACCAATGGTTAGCAGACCAATATGGTTGTGATTATGGGGAATCCAAAGGAAGAACGTTTAGAATCTTATATGGGGGAGTATCCGATGAAGATAGAAAGATACCATTCTTTGATAAAGTAGATAAGTTTATTTCCAAGATGCAAAATGAAGCAGTGAGGAATGGTTATTTACAAACTCCAAAAGGAAGAAAAATACCTTTAGAGTGGATTGAAAAACCTAATTCTCAAAAGTTCTTTAATTATATTCTTCAAGCGACTGAAACTGAGTTCAACATTGAGGTACTGAGTAAACTTAAGAAGTTACAACTTCCTCTTCCTATATTATACACTTATGATTCGTTTTTATTTGAATTTGATGATTCTGAGGTTGAAACTATTAAATTAGTTAAATCCGTTCTCGAAAGTTATGGATTTCCTGTCAAAGCAGATTGGGGTAGTGATTATGGAAAAGTTTAAGATATGATAATGTTACCTAAGAGAAAAAATAAAAGAACCCTAACGTATGGACAATGTAAGTTGGAGGTTTCTAAATGGAATTCATTTACATCTTTAAACAAAAACGACCCAGCTATTATAATGAAAATAAAAAAGAAGGGTTGGGATGAGTTATTATCTCATTGGCCTCAACCATTTTCAAAAAAAAATCCAAAATGGACATATGAACGATGTAAAGAAGAAGTTTCTAAAATGGTTTATTTAAATGAATTACAGGGAACTTCAGTAGTAAATGTATTAAGAACAAATGGATGGTTTGATGAGTTAACATCTCATTTGATTAGAGTTATAAATCGACCATATACAAAAGATGATTGTATTAAAGAAGCTAAAAAATATAACAGAAGAGTAGATTTTCAGAACAATTCAAACGGTCAATATCATAAAGCATTAAATGAAGGGTGGATGGATGACATATGTGAACATATGGCCAAATCAAATCACGAAAAACGATATACCAAAGAAGAAATATCAGAATCTGCTCGTAAGTGGAAAAATCAAAGAGATTGGCTTAACAATGAACCAGCTATTTTTAAATGCGCTAAAGGTTACATAAAACCAAACAGCTCTAATGAAGATAAAGAGTTTTGGAAAGAGTGTATATCTCATATGGAGTATATATTTAAACCAAATGGATATTGGACATATGAAAAATGTAAACCGATTGCATTAAGTTATAATGATAGAAGAATTTTCCATAAAGAACAAAAAGAAGTTTACAAAGTTATTCAGAGGGATGGTTGGGATGATTTACTTCAACATATGATATGGACAACCCCAAGCGGTAACACACGATATACTGATGGATATTTTGATGATAAAGAAAAAGCAAGAGAAGAAGCTCTAAAATATAATACGAGAACTCAAATTTCTGAAAAATGTCCTTACGCTTATAATACAATACGAAAAAACGGATGGGAAGATGAATTGTTTTCTCATATGAAAAGACATGCCACCAATAAACCAAGACAAATTTATGTGTTTTATTGGAGTGATATGTCTGCCTATGTTGGTCAAAGTTGTAATTGGAAACGAAGGTATAATTACCATCTTAAAAAAGGTCCTGTATTTAATCATATACAAAAAACAGGTGAACAGCCTATTTTTAAAATTTTAACCAAAAGACCTGTTAAGGAAGAGAATACTCCTAAGTATGAAGATAAGTGGATGAACCACTATGAATCATTAGGATATACAATGTTAAATTCAGCACCAGCCGGTTCACTTGGTGGAAAAAGGTCAGTATGGACTAAAGAAAATATTTGGAATATTGTTTCTAAGTGTAGTTCTATGACTGAATTTTATAAAGCTACGAATTCAAACTGTATTCAGACGTGTTATCAAATGGGTATATATGATGATATTGTTGATAAATTAAAATCAGAAACCGATGGCAAGTGGTACATAGGAGGATGGACGATTGAAAATGCATTGGAAGAAGCAAAAAAATATACTTTAGTCTCTAAGTTTCAAAAGGCATGTAGCGGTGGATTTAAATGTTTGAACAGAAATGGTTTATTAAAAGTTGCTTTTCCCAAAACATCAAATGAACTAAAAGAAGAATATTACAACAATAAAGAAAATTGTAGAACGGCAGCTTTAGAATGTAAAACTCGTTATGAGTTTTCTAAGAAACATAATCGATTTTATAGAACTGCCTGTAAAAATGATTGGATGGATGAAATATCTAAACATATGGTAAAATCATTATCAAAAACAAAAAATAAAGTAAATCATTCATTTTGGTAAATACGTTCTCGAAAGTTATGGATTTCGTGTCAAAGCAGATTGGGGTAGTGATTATGGAAAAGTTTAATATTTATATATACATTAAAAAATAAGGAAAAATATGAAATTATTTAAAATATTACTGCTCTCATGTATCATGTTCGGATGTGAAGCAGAACAAATCGTTGCACAAGACCTAAGAGAAGAGGTGATTGTTGAAAACCAAGTTTTTAAAGTTTGGTACAATGAAGTAAAAGAACAACCAGTAAAATTGATTTATACATCTACTAATAGACCAAAAAATGTTGATAGAGGTTCAATGAACTTTTATAAAGAATCAGATTATCATACTTCAGACAATGCTGATTATTATGCAAATGTATGGGATAAAGGACATCTTGCTCCAGCAGCAACATATTCGGATTCTAAAGAAAATCTACGACAAACATTTTCGTTTTTAAATTGTGCTCTACAAGACCAATATCTAAACAGAGGTGAGTGGAGATTATTAGAAGAACAAGAAAGAGAATGGGATGATGAACAAAATTTAAGAATTATAGTTGAACTAATTTGGGAAGATGGATATGAAATTCTACCATCAGGTGGACATATTCCAACTCATATGAGTAAAACAATTTACTTTGAAGAAGATGGAACTTGTAGAAAGTTTGTATTTCCAAATTCTTCACCAACACAAGGTTGGGAAGAATATGAGGTAGAGTGTACTAATTAATATTTATACTAAAGAGGAGATTTAATTATGGCTTTCAACTTTCCTGATGGAGCATCAAGTGGACAAACCCATACTGCAAGTAATGGTACGGTTTATCGTTATAATGGAACAACATGGATAGTTGATTCTGCGGCTACTACGACAACTTTTGATTCAAAATATTTAAACACAACAGGTGATGGTGTAGTAAGTGGTTCAGTACTAAGAAATTTAGATGGAACTGGTGTATTAAGTGGTTCAATCGTATCTCAATTACCAAATGGAGTAATTAGTGGTTCAACTCAAATCACAGATGGTAGTGGAATACTTTCAGGTTCAGTTGCGGCACAATTACCAAGTGGTACTATTAGTGGTTCAACTCAAATAACAAATGGTAGTAATATCATTAGTGGTTCAAATCAGATAGCAAGTTTAGGATATGTGAGTTCATCAACAGTAGATACGATACAAGTGATGACAACTGCTTCTTATCAAGCAATTACACCAGTTAGTGGTACTTTATATATCATACAAGGATAATAATGGATAGAAGAATTAATACTGCACAAGGCATTAATTTTAATAATGTTTCGGTGGATGGTGTTTATTATAATAACGAACACATCTGGCCAACAGGTAGTGCTTCAACTCCTTGGTCACCAAGTTCCGATATAACAACAGCATTGTGGTTAGATGCATCAGATACAACAAGTTATACATTAAGTGGAACAACTCTTAATACTGTAACTGATAAAGCAGGTAACTTTAGTGTTACTATTGATAGTACACCAACACGAGTATCAAATGATTTAAATAGTTTGAATGTTTGGGATTTTAATGGAAGTGAAAGTTTAATAACGAATTCAGGTCCATGGGCAAGTAGTGGTAATCATTGGGCTATTGGTGTATTTGAATGGCATAATATTGATAGTACAAAAGATTCATTTTGGAGTGCAGATGGTACAAGAACTTATGCACTAAGTGCTCGTGGTTCAAATAGTTGGCTTGGTGAAATAGATTATGATGGTTCAAATACTATCGTTAGTGGTGTTGCTAAAAATGATTTTACAGTAAGTATATCATCAAATACTTGGACACTCGTATCACTTGTATTCAATAAAACAGGTAACCAAATATTTGGTAGATTAAATGGTACACTTAGAACATCTACTCATTCTTATAGTAATTCTATGACTTCAAATGTATCAGATGTTAGAATGATGAGAAATCGTACAGGTAAAAAATTAAATGGTAGAATGGCAGAGTATTTCCATGTAGCAGGAGTTCCTGGTAGTGGTGGTACAAATATAGATGATGTTATAAAAGCAGAAGGATATCTTGCACATAAATGGGGATTAACAAGTTCCCTACCAAGTGACCATACATATAAGAATTCGGCACCTTAATATTTATAGTATAGATGGATTATAAAATCTTGCACATAAATGGGGATTAACAAGTTCCCTACCAAGTGACCATACATATAAGAATTCGGCACCTTAATATTTATAGTATAGATGGATTATAAAAAAGTAATAGATAAGTTAGTAAGAGAACTCTCATATAGGGTAGGTATCCCTGATGTAGAAAATAAAGAACACCAATCAATCATGTCTGAGATTCTTTCAGAATGGGGTGAGTATGATGTAAAAGAAACTATCTTTGAATTTCTAACTAATGAAGATGATACTGAAGGTGAAGATAAAGATTATGCTCACATTGGTAACGGATTTTATGTAAAGAAGGGTGATGAGAAAAAAGATGGTGCTAAAAAATACAAGAAGGATGACAGTGGAAAACTAAAAGCGGTATCTGATTCTGATTATGAAAAAGAAAAGCAAAAACAAGGAGAAGAAGGAGAAGAAGCTGCTAAAGATTCGGAACAAAACTCAAGTGGTGATGGAAGTTCACCAGAAGAAGAAAAGGAAAAACAAGATTCTATAAAGAAAACTTTTAATACTCCATCTCAAAAAGCTCAAAGAAAAAAAGAAAAAGAAATTGGAGATAAAATCCAAAAAGAAAAAGAAGATAGTCAATCTGATAAAAAAGAATCTAAACCTAAAAAAGAATTTCCAAAAAAGGCATTAAATAATAAATGGGAAGGCAAAACAACAGAAGAGATTATTGATTCTGTTTCTACTTCAAATGACCCTAAAGTTATTCCAACAAAAGGTCCTTCAGATGTAGCAAAAAGAACATTAGAATCAAGAAAGGTTGCTTTTGGTGGTAAAGCTGGAAAGGGAGGTGGTGATACTACTATTCAAGAAGAAATGACTAATATGGGTAGAGAGATTGTATTTGGAAACCCTAACATTACAAAAGAAGAATTAGCAGAAAAAATATCAGAAAGAGTAAAACAAGAGTTTCCTGATAGTAAGGTTGCTGGAAATGCTTCAAAACTTAAAAAACTATCTAATGCTTCAGTAGCAGGATTTGGTTCAGCTAAAAAAATACAAAGTAATCCAAAATTTGATTTTAATCCAAACCAACCAGATGGATATCCATCAAATACTACTGATGGTATTCTTGTTAGAGATACCTTAGCAACTCAACTTAGAGAAGCAGAAGAATCAGGTGACCAAGAATCGATTGACCATGCTAAAAATGAATTATATGAATTCCAAAAAAACGCAGCAGATAAATCTATTACTGGTAAAGAAGGTGATGCTGATACTATTGTAATTTACAAAGATAGTAAAGGTAGAGATAGAGTTTGTTATATTTCAAATAAACAATCTTTAAATGACCAACAATCAAGTGGTACAATTGGTAGTTCTAAAAAATCACTTACATTTGCAGCCACGAGATTGGGGTTATCTGAAAACGAAAAACAAGATGTACTTACTATTGCTCAAGAACAATTTGATAAAGCGAATCAATTTGATGAAACATTTGCTCAAGGAGTTAAAGCAGCAGTTGAAAAACATAAAGAAAAATTATCTACACCACAGGCTCAAAAAGCTATGGCTAAAGCAGCACAAGCATTAAGTGGAAGAAGTAAGTTAGGTAAACCGAATAGTAAACTAACCCCTGCAGAAAAGAAAAAGAAAGAAAGTTATATAACTGATTCATTGAAGAAACCAGAAGTTCAAGCACATCTATTAGGATTAGAAGGGCCTCCGAATGATGATACTACTTCCAAAGAATACAAAAAATGGAAAAAGGATACAAGTGAACAATTCAAAGTAAATGGTGGTGAGTATTCAAATGAACAAATAACACACTCAGCTACAATGGTAACTGGTACTGGTGGTATTTCAAGAGGAAATCATCTTAGGACAAATGAAAAAGTAACTATTGTATCGAGAGATGTGCATTCTAAAATGAAAAAATTGATAGATAGTGGATTGAGTAAAGAAGAAGCTGCTTCAAAACTTAAAAAACAATTTGATAAACCAGATAAGAAGGGTGATGTAATGTATGGTGGAGTATTTGATGAATCTGATTTAATTGAATTATATGAAAATGATGGTTTGAGGGATATGGAAACTTCTGAAAGACAACGAGGTGAGGATATCAAAAAAATGCAAACTGAAACCGTATCAAGATTAGTTGAAAAAGATAAAGAAGAAGGACACACTCCTCCACCTGTAAATGGTAAGAGAACACAAGCTTATGTTGCTGGGTTCTTTGATAGGGTACATATTACACAAAATGTAGGTGGTACTGCGGATGGTAGAAAACTTACTGAAATGGGAGAACACTCTGTATCACCAAAAGATTATAGAAATGCATTAGCTGTATCAACTGAGTTCCCAACAGAAGATGAATACCTAAAAGATAATCCTGATGGAGATTATAATAAAGCATTAGAAGAACATTTAATAGGAAATGTTACTGTTGAAGGTGTAGAACAAGAACTTCATTATGTATCTACTGATGGTAAGAAAAAACATATTGGAACGGATACCCATAGAACAGCTGGAAAAATATCTAAAGTAGCTGGTCAATATGGAAAAGATTTACAAGAACAATTAGCTATCCAATCTAAAAAATCTTTAAATAGTTAATAGCCTAACCCCTCGTACATAACTCTAATTCGATGTACATTACTTTTAGTTAATATTTTAACATTTTCGTAAAATCCAATTATATTTATATACTAAGAAAAGTGGGTTAAGAAAATATATGCAAACACAGTTACTTTGTACATTTACATCTAAGGCAGAGCTACAAGATACACTTCAACTTATTCGAGAAACATACCATATAGTTTATAACTATATTTATGTTCTGCAAAATAAGGGAAACCTAGACGAGCTCTTTATTACCTATAATATAGATACATCTGTAAAACCAGATAGACCACTTCAGGATACTATTTTGGTTCATAGAAAGAAACAATCTAATACTCTTTATACAATCAATGCACTTAACGAATTAGTTAAAGAAGAAAATAATGGTGTATTGGATAAAAAATTCTCAATAGATTGGACTAAATTTAAAAATTCAATAATTGTTACCAATGTAGAGGGAACAAAAAAGATTTCTACACGAATCTTCGAAGTGATAGAATTTAATCAAAAATAAAAAGTTTAATATTTAAACTAAACAGGTTACATGACAGACTACTCAAAATTCATATCAGATGAATCATCTGAAACGAAGGCTCTTATAAATAAAATATTAAATCATCCTTTACTAAATGATGATAACCGAAAATGGGTAAATCATAGAGATAGAGAATTTGATTGTTCCGATGGTGGGTGTATTGATTTTTATGAGGATACAATAGAACACTCAACTATGGGTGTAACTTATATTGTAAAATTACTTCAAAAATACAAACCAAAAAGAATATTAGAAGTTGGAATGAACGCTGGTTCATTTTCTATAATAGCAAAATTAACATTAGGTGATGTAAAAGTTTATACAGTAGATAGAGTTTGGGAGTTTATTGAAAGAGCCGAACAAATCAATGAATTTTTCGATGAGAAACTAATCACTTTATTCCATGGTAGTTCGGATACTCAAGAATTTAGAAATTGGACTAATAACTTTACTCCATATGATTTTGCATGGATTGATGGTAATCATACTGAAGAAACCTCAACCTTTGATATAGAAACAGCTATTATTAATAAAGTTCCAATAATTGGATGTGATGATTGTGGGCCTGTTATACCAACTGGTGTTTGGGATTCTGTAAACAAATTATCTGATAGAGGGTTGGTAGAAATTGTATCTGAATCAAAAATAGAATCAGTTGTAGGTGCTATTACAATTGTAAAAAATTTAAGAAAATAATTCACTTTTTGCTTGGATTTCTCATTTATTTTTCGTATATTTACATAGTAAATAAGATAAGATATGACTGAGAAACAAGTAAATAAAATAATCAAAGAAATTTTTCCAAAGATAGAGAACCACTATGGTTTCTCAAAATTCCAAGAATGTACTCCTTATGTAGAAACTCATAGAAATATCTATGAAAAGTATAGTGGTGAGGAAGGTGCTCAAGGTGAGGAGGATAAGTGTCACGCTGAATATTGTTCAATGATGAATGAAATCACAGTTTACTATCCTCAGATGAAAAGTAGAAAGATGATAATTAAAACTTTGATTCATGAATACATTCACTACTTACAATCTCCATCTTGGTTCAAACGATATTATAATATGGGATATCACTACAATGACCATCCATATGAGATTGAAGCTATCAGTTATGAAAAAGATTACAAATTGTTTATTTAAATAAATGAAAAAAGACTTGGATATATTAATATTTTTTCGTATATTTACATAGTAAATAAGAGTTAAAACATGAAAAATTTAAGACAATTAAGTAGAGTTGAGTTAGAAAAAGTGTTGTTAAATCCAAATTTCATTGGAGAGATTGAATCAATCAGTACAATGATGAACCCAAGAGTTCTTTACACAGTTCTTAACAAAATTCAGAAAGTAAATAAAATTAAACTTTAAAATATAAAACAATGGCAAAAATTATAGTTGATACTCAGTATTACGAAAATTATGGATTTCATGAGGGAACAACTCATTGGAAACCAAAAGGTGGACATAAGTTCACAATGGAAGTATCATCAGATGTAGCAATATGGACTGAAGATATGAAAGGTAAACTATCTAAGATAGTAGAAAAACAATCCAATGATATGGAGAGGTTTGAGTATATTGACCACGAGGTTATATTCCATAACCCAACCGAGTTATCATATGACTTGTTAATGAAGGAAATTGATATTAAAGATAGAGAATACGAGGTATGAGAATAGGATATAAAAAATTTAAAGAAATTAAAAAGTGGTATGGTTCATCTGATTTTGAAATCGGATATGATTCTTACTTTACTAAAGGTAAAGGAATAAACCTAAGATTTGGTTATTGGCAAAAAGTAGATTTCGAAGGATTGCAAGAAATACTACCACATTACTGTAAGGTTAGTGAAAACATCGTTGATGAAGATGATGATTGTGGAGTTCTATACCAATACAATATTACAGATTCAAGGATATATTAAAAAAAAAATAAAAAATATTTGGAATTGTAAAAATAATTTCGTATATTTGTATAACAAATTAAAAAAGTATGATAGAAGAAACTACACAACCTACTGAAAATGCAGTAGAATTCTGTGAAAGAACATATCCACAAACTTGTGATGAGTTCAAAAAAATCCTAGATGAAATGTATGTAACATTTTGTAAGAAACAAAGAAACTACGGACCAGGTAATATTTCAGTTGGTTCTCAATTAGAAACTGATGATGATAAGAAAGTTGCTTTAACTGGATTATGGTTCAGAAAGAATGATAAAATTCAACGATTACTTCAATTAGTTGTTAAAGGACAACCTGATGAAGTAGGAGAAAATATTCAAGATACTTACGAAGATTTATCCGTTTATGGTATAATCTCACAACTTGTACAAAGGGATAAATGGGCTAAGTAAATTGTTAATAAGTAATCACAAAAATTCGGTGTTTTTTGGGGTTTCTTTATATTTATATATACACCGAGTGTTAATAAGTTTGGCACTCAAAACTTTAAACTTAAAAAATAAATTAATTAAAACTAAAAGGTAAAAATCATGGCTTTAGACATTAACGCAATCAGAAGCAGACTGAACAAACTGCAAAACACACAAAGGAAATCAGATTCATTATGGAAACCAACACCTGGTAAACACCAAGTGAGAATCGTTCCTTACCAATTCGATAAAGATAACCCATTCATCGAATTGTACTTTCACTACAACATTAACAACAAAACTTACTTATCACCACAATCATTTGGTAGACCAGACCCTATTGTAGAGTTTGCGGATAAACTAAAAAGAATGGGTGATAAAGATGATTGGAAAGCAGCGAAGGCTATGGAGCCTAAGTTGAGAACTTTTGTTCCTGTTATCGTAAGAGGAGAAGAAGGTGAAGGAGTAAGATTTTGGGGATTTGGTAAAACTGTATATCAAGAAATCTTAGGTTACATTGCTGACCCAGATTATGGAGATATTTCAGACCCAACAAGTGGTAGAGATTTAACAATCGAGTACAAATCAGCAGAAGAAGCTGGTACTACTTATCCAACTACTACTATTAGAGTTAAACCATCAACTACACCAGTGAGTGAAGATACTGATAAAGTAACTCAATTTTTAGAATCACAAACTGAAATTACAGATTTATATTCTGAATTATCTTATGATGAATTAAAATCAGTATTAGAAGGTTGGTTAAACCCAAGTGGAGAAGGTGAGAAAGAAACTGTATCTCAATCTACCTTATCACAAAGTACCCCAGCTTCTAAACCAGTAGAATCTGCACCAACTACTACAACAGAATCTTCATCGAAGAAAACTGATGATGTAGCGGCTGCTTTTGATGATTTATTTAACAACTAAACCAAACTAAATGGCGAAAAAGAAGGCAGTAAAGGAGTTAGACTTGGCGGATATTCTGGCAGGTGAACTTAACAAACAATCGAAAGATTCCAAAGTAGCATTTTTTCTTAACGATGATGAAGCACCTACAAACGTAGATGGTTGGATATCGACAGGATGTGCAATGTTGGATGTGGCTGTTTCAAATCGTCCTTATGGTGGTTTACCCGTTGGTAGAATAACTGAAATCACAGGATTAGAACAATCAGGAAAATCATTAGTATCAGCACACCTCCTTGCGGAAACACAGAAACAAGGTGGTGTTGCTGTTCTTATTGATACAGAAACTGCAGTAAGTAGAGAATTTTTAGAGGCAATCGGTGTTGACGTTTCTAAACTTCTCTATGTTACGGCTGATTCGGTTGAACAAATCTTTGATTTTACAGAAACTATCATTGAGAAAGTTAGAGAAACTTCCAAAGATAAAATAGTAACAATAGTAGTAGATTCAGTTGCGGCTGCTTCTACAACTAATGAATTAGCGGCAGATTACAAGAAAGATGGATATGCTACTGATAAAGCTATTATTATCTCGAAGGCAATGAGAAAGATTACCAATATGATTGGTAGACAGAAAATCTCATTGGTATTTACTAACCAATTAAGACAGAAGATGAATGCTATGTTCGGTGACCCTTGGACTACAAGTGGTGGAAAAGCTTTGGCTTTCCATGCATCTGTAAGATTAAGGTTAAAGAATATGGGACAAATCAAGATGAAGGTAAATGGTAAGGATAAGACAGTTGGTATGAAAGTACGTTGTCAAGTTGTAAAAAACAGAATGGGCCCACCTCTAAGGGC